AAGCTATCATCCCGGCTAAACGCCTTTCGGCTGTACGTAAAAAATCTATTAACGAACTTCTTTCAAAAGGACAGGTCAAAGCTGCTCAGCGTAAAATTGACGAATACAACCAGGATGTTGCTGAGATTATTGCTCCTTACATTAAAGAAAACGAAGGCTCTATCACTGAAGATCAACTTGACCGAATTGAGAAACTTTTCCTTGGTAATGTATGGATTAATAAGAAAGGTCAACCTGCAATCTCCTCAAGAGATGACCTTCCTTCATAGCATTAATTATGTTATAATAGTATAAACAGGGTTTAACCCAGAAAAACAAACAAAATGGCACTAATCACCGGCGTTGTACTCCCTAATAACGGAGACAGAATCAAAGTAGAAAACTATAACGATCCAATCAATAAGATTTTGGCTCAAGTTAATGGTAACCTCGATGATTCAAATATTTCAGGAATTAATGGATCGAAGATCGCCGCAGGATCTGTACCTTATGCAGCCCTTACAACAGCCGCACAAACTGCACTAGCTCAAGGTTGGAACACTCTATCTAGCACTCCGAATACAGTTGCTGCTAACGGAAACCGATCTTACACTCTTACATTCAATGGTGTGGATCTAACAGGTACTCTTAATCCAGGTTATCGCCTACGCTCAACTCGCACAGTTAGCTCACCTACACAGAGCACTTCCCTTAACGGATCAAATCAATATTGGGTCAAAACAGCTCCAAACAAATTGACGTTTACAGACGACTTCGTAGTTAGTGCTTGGGTTAAACTTACAAGTTATTCTAACTCAATCATTGCTTCAAGATACAATGGTACTAACGGTTGGTATCTTCAATGTAATGCACTTGGTCAAATTGTTCTTGTTGGAACTAATGCCGCTGCAGGAAACTTTAGCCAGGTTACAAGCGCTCAAGCTGTCCCTCTAAATAAGTGGATTCATGTTACAGCACAACTCGACATGTCAGCTTTTACTGCTTCAGTAACAACTTCTTACATTATGATGGATGGAGTAGACGTAGTTGCAACCGTCTCAAGAGGCGGAACAAACCCAACTGCCCTAGTTCAAGCCGGAAACCTAGAAATTGGTTCATACAATGGCGGAACACTTCCATTCCCTGGAAAGGTAGCTCAAGTAGCAATCTTTAATAATAAGCTTACTCAATCTACAGTTCAAGGTTACATCTCTCAAGGGCTCACTGGTTCTGAAACGAACCTGGCCACAGCAATTTCATTTAACGGTGTAACAACTGACCTTAATACTACGACACCTAACGACCTATCTGCAGGAGCCGGTGCGCCAACCGCTACAAGCGCTGATTCACCATTCGGCATGCAAGCAAATGGCGCTATTAGCTCGACAACAGACTACGGTATTGTTCAGTCAGTATCTTTCTCTACAAATACAACTCTAGTCGTTCAGGTTCCAGAAGGTAATACCCTTCCAACAACTGGTGGTATTTCAGCGATGGCATATTCATCTGTAAAAGCACCTTATGGATTTACAGTGCAAAAAGAAAAGTGGACTATTGTAGCCCAAAGCTTCGTTCCGAGTGTTACGAGCCTTCCAGCCGCGAATACCTGGTATAACAACGGTGGTAAATTGTCAGTTCCTATTGGAAACTGGGAAATGTACTACGGTGGAAGCATTAAGAAGCTCCACAACGCTACAAACGACTTCACTGTAAGTGGAACACTCTCTGCAGCTCCTAACTCGTCCGATTCTCCTGAAGTTAACTTTGGGGGTAACACCTCAACATTTAGCGGAACAATCATCATGGGTTCAGTTACAGCCTATGTGACGTTCAGTCGCACCAACACAGCTCAGACTATCATGTACTTTAACACCCAGTGTAGCGGTGCAGTGACGAGTATTGAATTGAATGGAATTACTTCCGCAACAATTATTAGAGCTACCAACGCATTACTATAAGGAGAAAAAATGGCTAGAGACGATTTAACTTATGTCTGGACAACAACAGGAAGCAAGGCACTTAGTCTTGGTTTTCAACCAAAAGTTGTTAGATTCACTGTATCAAAAAAGAACACAACTAATGATTATGTCGCACACATTTGTCATGGTATTGCCATTGATGGTACTTCGGGTGTATGGCAAGAATGTGAAGCGATCTATTCAGACACTACAGGAGCACAGTCTTGGCGATTTGATGACAGGGTCATCTCTCACTGGGAACGCGTCTCAGGGACGCTTACAGAGGTTCTAAAAGTAACTCTTACTAACTTCAACTCAACTGGAATTACAGTCAACGTTGTAAACGCTGCGAATTACATTGTAAACCTAGAATTTGAAACTTAGATGAACGAAAAGCAATACAAGAAATTTATCAGAAAGTTCTTTCTACTTTGGCTTCTTTCTTTGATTTCAATTATTGCAACAATCTTTTATCTGCAACAACAGACTCAACCAAGTGTTAATAACTATATTGGAGAAAAGGGTGATTCATCATACCAGCTTGCAGTAAAGCAAGGCTTTAAAGGATCATTGAGTGACTATCTAGATTCACTCCATGGTAAAGACTCAATTAGTACTAGTACGATTAAAACTATTGAAAAACCGACAGTAATTGAAACCACGAATACGATTGTCAGAACAGAAGTTGTTCAAGCTCCAGTTACAGAAACTGAGGGTAAACCAACTGTTGAAGATGTCAGAACAAATTCAGATACCTGTGACGTTGAAATTAAATATTCAGGTTCAAGAGGATACCAGATCCTCGTAAAAGCTTCAAGGCTTCTGGGAGGCTGTGGAATTGAATAATGGAATTCCTGCCGAAACTAGTAGAGTCCGGGGTTGTAACAACGATCCTCGCGATCTCTATTGCTCTTAATTATTATCTAATCAAGCTGCTTCTACAGTCATTCCGAGAGCGAATTGACGAAGCAAAAAAATACAGCGACAAGCTAGCTGGGACAATTACTAAATTTAGTAATACACTCGCAAAACTAGAAAAGAAAGTTGTCACTTCTAAAAAGAAACCCCGAGGAGATGAGAATGGGTAGAAAAAGAGACCAACTTAAGATGCTTCTGTTTCCACATAAGGTTGCAGATGAAGTTGCGCGAATCTCCGAACAGGGTGATAAAAAGCTAAAAACTGCCGAGAGAAAGGCAACTAAGCTTGAAGCCGCTTTGGAAGAAACTATTACTATCAGGATTGCAACAGCAGTGGGAGTAAACAAAAATGGACGTTAATTTCTGGATCATCATCAGCCTACTACTACGATTTGCAACCGTAGCTCTATTGGCTGTGGGTGTTATTCCGAAACAAATCGCGGAGATGAAGGATCCACGCAATACAGGGAGATACGGCACAATCGCCAAACTTCTTTTCTCAATGGTCATGATCTTCATTACAGTGTCCATCGTACCTTTCGCATACCAAACAACTCGCTTGGAATCAGATCCAGGTTTCACGCTTCAGAACTTCGCGAGCCTCGCTACAAACGTAGGAAACTTCGCATTCGCAGTAGGTTGGTACCTTCTATACAACAGAAAATTTAATAACGAGGAGAAATAAAATGGGACGTTGGATTCAATTAAGAGATGCAGATATGAACGTAGGGTACCAAGGGGGTTGGTGTCTTAAGTATGTACAAGATGCCTTCGGAACAGACCACCCATTTCCAACAGCTACCGCAGCATGGAACGGCGCACCAAGTAAACACTATGATCGGCCGCCTGAAGGTATTACAGTCCCAGTGTATCTATCACTAGGCAATGAGCCAGCTGGACACGTTGCTATTCGTCTGGATGATCTCGGTGTAGCTTCATCGAGTCTTGCAGGTTATCACCCTAAACCTTTCTTCTATAATAGTCTTGATGCTATGATCTCTGATTACGGCCGTTCTAATGGCGGAGCCAACTACTTAGGATGGTCAGAATACGTAGGATCTGTAAAGGTTGTAGGATGGGAAGATTATCATATTGAAAGCTGGTCAGTTCCTATTGCGTTTGAAAGAGTTACCGAAGAAGACCCAACACTTCCTATTGGTCAGACAAAGATCAAACAAGAAGGAAAAGATGGGTATCACTGGGTTGATGATCAAGCTCGAACTATTGATGGTATAGTACAGTCTCGCGCTCGCTATAACGAAGGTATTGTTCCTGCTGTTCCTGAAATCACCCTTGTTGGTACATACATTGCACCAGAACCACCTGTGGAACCTGAGCCTCCAGTTGAACCAAAGCCTGAAGATCCAGTAGTAGTTCCACCTGTAAGCAATGAGAACAATCTATTTAAGATTATTGTTCGTATCTTCCAATATTTTATTCAATACATTAAAGCCCATTGGCAAAAATAGCCATAAGTGGTATAATAGTATTATGGACTTTACTACAATTAAGAAAGCAACACTAGAGGTTCTTCGACTTGCAGTCTTTGCAATTCCAGGTGCTCTTATCCTGCTTTTCACACAACAACCAGACCTTGCTGGCGCTTACGGTATCCCTATTCTCTTTATCCTACGAGCAATCGACAAGGGTATTCACGATAATAAAGAAATCGACCTCAAGGGAATTCTCCCATTCTAATTAGAAAGGAAAACCAATGCTTTTAAGACTACTTAATGGTGCATTGATTGGCGTTATTGCCTTCATTGTAGCTGCAATTATTCTTACTGTCATCGTAAAGATCGGCCTTCTTGCACTTAACATTGCATTTTGGGCGGCTGTTATCGGACTACTTGTTTTTGCTATTGCAGCAATCACTGGCTGGACGGTATTGACACCACGACGATAGTATGTTAGTATAAGCATTATAGAGCTGGAGAGAGCTTCTATGTGCGAATCGTGAAATTAGCCCTTAGGGGCTTTTTTCTATTGACAAATACTTAAGCGGTATGTTATACTGATAAACATTATGACAGTTGTAAAAGAAAAGACAGAGTACGGCGCGGCCAGAATGGGCGTCACGCCTATTATTGACACCTACGGATCATTCAGAACTTTTACAACTCAACACTTCAAACGCAAACCAGAAACCATTACAAAAGGTATCTAAACACGGTTTGCTGACATATCGGTTGTGTAGCTGGCTTTTAACCAGCCTTAGGGAGGTTCGACTCCTCCGCAGACCACCATATCGGACACTAGTATAACAGTAGAACACCTTTCTGATAAGAAGGAGAACTTAGTGCGACTCTAAGGTGTCCGACCATAAACAAAATAACTTCTGCAGGTGTACCGGCTTGCACTCCTAGCTTACACCTAGGCGGTACTTGGTTCGATTCCAAGGCGGAAGACCATAATACGAAATAACATTTCGATAATGCGAGTTTAAGAAGCGGTCATTCTTGGGAGTCTCATAAGCTCTTGCCGAAAGGTACGTCAGTTCGAATCTGACACTCGCAACCATAAAGTTCCTTAGTGAAACTGGACATAATTCCTGCCTTCGAAGCAGAGGTTCTGGGTTCGAATCCCAGGGGAGCTACCACATTAAGCCGAGTTCGTATAATGGCAATTATAGGTCTCTTGTAAAGATCGGATCGGTGTTCGACTCACCGACTTGGCTCCAAATCGCTTTCTCATATAACGGTTAATTATGCTAGTTTTCCAAACTAGACATCAGTGTTCGATTCACTGGAGAGCGACCATATACTTCTGTGGACGGATTCCACTTAGGTGTTCTAAGCCAAAAGACAAGGTTCAACTCCTTGCAGAGGTACCAAATGGGGCTGTCGTATAATGGTTATTACTCCAACCTTGCACGTTGGAAATCACAGTTCGATTCTGTGCAGCTCCACCAAGTTAAACTAAAGTTTGTGCAAATAAGTATCCATGGCATAATGGCTGTGCATCAGGCTCTTAACCTGCTGATCCAAGTTCGATTCTTGGTGGATGCACCACGAGGTTTACTCGTCTATCGGTTAGGACACAGGCTTTTCAAGCCTGCAAGCTGAGTTCAACTCTCAGGTAGATCACCAAATTTAAAACTTGACAATAGCATAACAAGTATGCTAGAATGTAAATATGATTAGTTTAAGTCTACATCTCAATTATTCTTTCCAACCGGATTGGATCCTTTAGGTGTCAGACGTTTACTACTCATAAATAAAGTTTATAGAAAACGATCAGGCACCACATAGGTGCTATTTTTTATAATTAGAGACGGACGAGGCTTCGGCACGGTAGTCGGTGAATCAAGTGGGGCTATAAGTGACCCCTACAGTCACGACCGTAAACCGTGATGGGTAGCGAGCGGTCTCTTTATAGGAGCTTAGGCTAGTGGTAAACCAGGGGTCTCCAAAACCTCTATCATACGTTCAAATCGTATAGCTCCTGCCAAATCAGAGTATGGGAAAGTTGGCTAATCCGCTCGCCTTGGACGCGAGAGAACGCAGGTTCAAGTCCTGCTGCTCTGACCAAATAACAAGTAAACTTGTTTACTATCGGATAGTAGTTCGTTAAGGAGGCGAGACAGTCTGTAAAACTGTTGTTAATACCCGCCTGGATCGTTACCAGGATGTCCGACCAAATCGCTTTATAGCACAATAGTCAGTGCATACGTTTGAAGCACGTAGGATCTCTGTGCGATTCAGAGTGAAGCGGCCATATGCTGATGTGGTGGAATAGTAGACACGGCGGTCTCAAAAACCGCTGCCTGAAATATGGCGTATAGGTGCAACTCCTATCTTCGGCACCAATTTATCTCGTAGTGGCGGAATGGTATACGCGCTAGTTTTAGAAACTAGTGTCCGTAAGGGCATGTGAGTTCGACTCTCACCTACGAGACCATAAATATGGAAGATACCCGACTGGAAGGAAAGAGTCTTGAAAACTCTGAGGTGTTACAGCTTAGTAGGTTCGAATCCTATGTCTTCCGCCAAATCTTTATAGTTGTTGTATGTTGATCGTAGCTTACTTGGTTGAAAGCGCTGGCCTGTGAAGCCGGAGAGATGGGTTCAATTCCCACCGATCACCCCAAATGTCCACGTAGCTCAATGGTTAGAGCACTCGCCTGTCACGCGAGAGGTTACGAGTTCGAATCTCGCCGTGGACGCCATATTGGATTATAGTGTAGTGGTAACACGTCTCCCTGTTAAGGAGGTATCATCAGTTCGAGCCTGATTTATCCAGCCAAAACTACAACGAACCATAAGCAAAATGAGAGTATAATGGTTATAATGAACGCACAAACTATACTCTCAGAAACAATGACATTAGAAGAAAAACTGGCCGCGATTGATGCAGCGATGGCTAACGCCCAGGAAACTTACAAGTCGAATAATCCTAATGCAGCACCTTTAGATCCAGCAGACCTCACCATGTGTGAAGGTTGCCAGTAGGGAAAGTTTAGTCTTAAAGTAAGACTCTCGCTTGCTAAGCGATGAATGGTGTAAGCCATAGGGTGCAAGTCCTTAACTTTCCGCCATATCGGGGATAACACGTAAGTGTAAGCGCTAAGGCTGAAACCTTAGCTCCCTGAACCATAATCCCGTGTCATCTAAAGTAGGATAGCGGCCTTTGAAGCCGTCCATCTGGGTGCGAGTCCTAGCGTGGGAACCAAAATTATACTTGACAAACCGATTAAGGTTTGCTACAATCAAAACTATGAGAGATTTACTGACGTGGAGTCAGTGACATTTGCCCAGCACGCACTCTGGGGTCTCCCTATCCACGTGGTGTACGCATAATTCTAATGCGGCGGGCATGACGCCTAAAGATGTCAGTTCAAGTCTGACTCCTGCGATTAAAGCACATTTATAAGTTGGTATTGACAGTGAGTCCTATGTAAGATTAGACTTAAAACGAGGCGTTACAATGTACGCCTATCTATAACCTCACTATCAATGTCAATTTATTAGGGCGGCCTATAGCCCGGACGATTGTTCTAGTAACATTATATTGTGAAGCCTTACTAGGGCTTTTTTTATTTTATCTAGTTATAACTACTGTATATGTGATATAATTAATATAACAACCGGGGGTTAATAAGGATTATTAATGCCTACTACTCAAGATCTAGCTAATGCGCTAGCACGAACAAACGCGAAAACAACTCAAGAAGCTCTGAACATCGCTCAAACAATGTCTGTGCTTTCGCCAGTAGTCCAAACTGAAAATCCGACAACCGGATCAACTATAACCGTTGATGTTGGAACGGACATCCTTCTAATAGGCTCTGGGAGCCTCCTACTTGCATTAACGATCAATCTACCAGATAATCCAACAACACGCTCACAGCGCGTTAGAATCCTTTCTGCGCGTCCTATTACCGTCGTAAGCGTAACTACAACCGCAAATGGACTTCTTGGAGGTATTTCAACTATGCTTATTAACGGATTTGCAGAATACCTATTTGTAAATGGTAACTGGTATCGTTCGGGATAGAAAAAGACCCCGAAGGGTCTCATACGCTGTGCGTTAAATGCCATCCATTACAGTATGAGCAAGGATAATAAGCAATTTGCTTTTGTCTGCCTGCCTTAGCAGAAGCCTTAGCTGCGGTTATGGCTTCTTTTTTTGTGTATTTAGTTTTACCCTGACACTGAGACCAATATGAGTTTTGATCTTCAGGTTTAAAGACGGCTGCGTTCTTACGCATAACAATCCCCTATTTTATAGTTTTTCTTGCTCCTGCGCCCAAATTATAGCTTTCTCAACCTTTTCAAAGGTTTTAGTAATCATCCTGTACTTCATGGGATTACTGTGATCTTTTTCAAAGTCATAGTCTGATGCGTAATAATGTACATAGACAACGTATAGTTTTTCTGCTTTACTATGTCTTATATCCCAATTTGCAAATTCTAGTTCAGTACAGATCTTCATTAGATTGAACTAGACGTCTTACCTTGCATGTGCAGTAGCGCAGTTACAAGAGCTGGACAATAGTCTGATCCGAAGTCTGAACCAGATAGAAGGATCTTAGCTTCGTAGCCATCCTGCTCCATCTCTTTTTCAACTTCTTTTTTACTTTCGTAGATAGACCATTCTTGATTATCCCAGTAGTGAATATGTGATTTAGGATTCTTCTTAAGAACTTGAATGATTCTTTTTTCTTCAGGTGTTAGACTCATACTCTTACAATCACACCTTGTGGCCATTGAGGTCTAATCATGATACCTGAAGGCTCCCCTCTGTAAAGTTCAAACGTACTCATAAGTTTATCAGTCCACTGGTTCTTATCGAGGATCGGTGTCACAAGCGCTGTAATGCTATGTGGCGGTACTTCATTTTCACCTTCGTCAATTACCAAGTCGCAATTAATACCCCTATTGTCAAGATAGTTATTAATATTCCTGATGTGGTTCTCATCTCTTGCTTCAAGGACGATAATGGTACGGTGTGGTTCTTTTGACCAGAATAACTGCAGATCTTCAGGTGGAAGTTTAGAAAAGATCTGAGCGGCAGCATGAGCAGTTTGACTTGCTACTTTACCAGCAGACATCCTGAGTCCCTTATTGACAAATATGTAAATACATGGGTTAATCATAGTTTGTATCCTTTTTTTACTGTTATTTTTAGTTTTGATAGTTCTGGTTTATCTTTTTGTATCTCATCAAATCCGGTTTGTATTATCTTACGACAGGTTTCAAGTCGTTCGTCGTCTAATATGATTTCAACTTTGGATTCGAGTGATAGATCTGTATGACCTGTATTGCCTGACATACCGAATTTCTCATTGAGTCCAAACCCTTCCATAAGCTCATTGACGAACTTAAATGCGTCAGGTTCGTAGAAGATCTCTATCGGGAACCTGTAGACTGTTTTCATAACGTGACCTTCTGGATGTAATCTACTACCTCATCTAATAACTTATTGTGGTCTGTAGATGAAATGTTTTTATCTTTACTCTTATCTTTAAATCTTAGTTCGGCTACGTAGCCTTTTTGATACTTTAGAACAATTACACTAAACATTACGAAGTCTTCCTAATCTTTTATTTTGGCGTTCACGTTTATGTTCAGCTTTTTTGTTTCTGTACCGTGCAGCCATTCTAAGCATTCGAGCAAGAGTATGTTTAGACCATTTATGATTTGAATTTTCCATTAGGCAATTTTCCCTTCATAAGCGCGGTAAATAAAGTCTTCGATCCATTCAATATCGGGCTTCATCTTATCTGCTTTAGCCCATTCTTCAGAAAGCCGAGCTTGTAGATTAGAGAACCATTTCATGGCGAGCGGTGTGTATTCAGCCTTCCAGTCGTTCTTAACCATAAGCATGAAGTCTCGCATGTTTCCTTCTGGAATAACACACTTAAACTGACCAGTACGAAGAAACTCAATAGCCTGCCAGATAACCCTCATAAAGGCTACGACAAATTTTCCTGTTCGACGTTGACCGTTAATACCATCATCTTCGAATAGTTGCATCTTGTTAAGTTGATTCTGGGCATAGCCCTTAGAAGCCATTACAAACTTATCTGTGTCCATGAACTTCTGCCAGTTGTCTTTCATCTCTTGATGAATTGCACTAGTTGAAATAATTTGATCAGAGAAGAATACCTCAAGCACCGTAGCGTTGCCATGCACAGCTGACTTACAGAAATCGGCTAGTTCGTATGAAGTGTTGTCTTCGTCACCTTCGATCCATGTAGTGTTCTTAAGTGTCTTAAACGGCGATAGGATGTCCTTCATATTGTGCATGTGGATACCGCGATAGTCGTAGTCAGATTGCTCGTTATGAAGCCCATGTAGACGAGAGCCTACAACTACTTTTGCTATAATGTCTACGTTTTCACCCGTCTGTTTCATATTGCTTTCAGCTTATCATAGTGCTTATGTTTTGTCAATACTGCTTATGGTCTTAACTATCACTGGAGATAACTCAACGATAGAGTAGCCGTTTTCTTTTACATTCTTCCAGTGATTATCAACCGCTCTTTCAGCGTTAATAACACTGGTATAGGTTCGTATGCCACCCGAACCCCAATGTGACAAATATGTACCGTCTGATTTTAAGATAGCATATTGGTTCTTCATTAGAAGTCACCTTCAGCTACTTGGAAACACTTAAGTCCCTTATTCCGCCACATTTCTACAACTTGATCACGATCGTCGAGTACAAGAAGTACTTCGTATTTGCCATTGATCTCACGTTCATAGATCTCCTCTTTTACAAGGTTATCTTTACGATTATCTCCCTGCGGCCGCATAAACAGCTCATCGTACTGGATACCATTATCTTTAAGCCACTTTTCAGTTTCTGGGCGGCATACTTCGTCGCGTCCTGACATTAAGATTGTCTTAAGACGCCCTTTTCTCTCTATGGCTTCCATTATCTGCGCGACCGTTTTACCAAATAACTGGATACCAACTAATGTTGTTTGGACAGCTAAGTCCGCCTTGTCTTCACCCACGTTCTTCCACATGTACGGAGCCTGTCTTCCAAATCGGAGTCGGCCTTCCTCTGTCATATGAGCAAGTGTTCCATCAATATCAACAATGATACAAGCGTCTTCGTCTGTATCTAGTTTGATTGGAGTCTCAATCTTACGTAGGTATTGTCTATACATACGTTTGATAACAGTTTCCCCCACACCATTAGCTCGGGCGTTATCACGCTTAATACATTCTTCGAGTGGAGTATCTACAAACACTTCTTCAAATTGGACACCGTAGTCCTTACATAACTTCTGTAAGTATTTTTTATGAACAGGGTTAAAGTTGGTGTCATCAACAACAACTGATTTCTTATTATCAAAGGCTGTACGAACTTGACGATTTCTTTCATGTACAATCTTAACTTCGTCCCAATTAGGGTGTTCTAGACGTAGTTCGTCTTTATTGGTTCGAACATAGTCAAGTTCATCAACCATTGCTTTAGCTATTGTAGACTTGCCGCTTCCGGGAAGTCCTTTCATCATTACTAGTTTAAGCATTTTGTGCCTTTATTGCCTGTAGGCAGTTAATTATAAAATCTACTTTATCATCATCTTCCATTTCGTAAATGCGTTCTTCATAGATTTCAGCATTAACGTCAAGAAGCTTCTTTTTATCTAACCAGGTATGAATGTAATCCACAAGGTAGCCTGATACATCGTCAGGATCCCCGCCTTCCCAAGTGTTAGTTCTACTCACGTCCACGGCCGTCCCATTTATTATCTTCAGGGTGTTCAGGAGATCCTAGTGTCTCGTCTTTAGCATCGTATACACCAGTTGTTTGTTCGATAATGGCTTCAGTATACCCATAACCATTTAGAACATCATTAATCATATCTAGGTCATCTTGTTCATTGTTTAAACGCTCTAGAATACCTTTACGAACCTCAAGCAGTTCAGGTGGGAGCATTTTCTCTACAGTAGCCCTACGGCTCACGAATTCACTTTGTGTTAGTTGTTCTGACATCAACTTTCTCCTCTTTACCTAAATCGGCAATACTTATTGTGTTCTCTAATTTATCCTTGAAAATCTGGGTAAATTTGCGGGTAGCCAGGTGGCGGAGGCGTTTGAAGTCCAAAGATACCACCTTACCTGCAATCTCCCAAATTTCTTCTGTGAGTAGATCATAATATGCGCGTCCTGTGATCTCAGGTATATGCTTATAGTCGAGTTTTTCTGATAGTTCCGGTTCGAACTTCTGAATGATCTTATTAAGACGTCCCAGAGTGGCGTATTTGTTAACCACATACATTTCCCAGTAAGACTCAGAGTGCTTGTTATTCCCACCAAAAACGATAGCATTACTTTCCTTAAATTTCTCGTGGACTTTCTTTGCGTAGACATGATTACCCCATTTATTCTTATACGTTGGATTCTTAATTACTACGCCTTCACCATTTACACCGATAAATGATTTACCAACTACCTCAGTGAGTTGTTCAAGCGTAATGATTTGATCCTCAAAGAATAATTTAGGGTATTCAAAGCCTAGGAACTCTGCTGCGTCTTTTACGTAATTTTGTTCAATGTTAATTTCAGCATTTTCTAAATAGATGTCATAGAGATACATCTTCTTATAAGCTTCGTCGGGGTAGGTGATAGTGTGCTTAACAAGCCATTCACCGTAAAGGCGACAGTTAGGATTCTTAGAGAACCAATCTAGCAACTGCTTCTCATGTTCTTTAACATAAGTCCCGAAGCCATTGAAGTCATCATCTCCAAGTTCACGCGTGCGTGAACCATAAGCAATTGAACCATCATCACGCATCCAGATGGATACATTCGCTCCGTCTACCTTTTCTTGTACTGTAACTGGTGTGTCTAAGATTCCTTCTACTTCCTCTTTATGAAGTGACATAATCTTAGGATAACTTCTGAATAAACCCATATTCCCCCTTATTTTTGTTTTATAATCTTGCCGAGAGCGACCAATGTGGACTAGGTAGTTGCATACCCTGCAAACGTCTCATACTCTACTGGCATACGCTCGGTAAAACTATAAATGTACGGTTATAATACCAACCCCTCCCGCTAACTTGTTCCCTAGTTGACTGAAGCAACACAGTACTTAATGGAGAGGGTTAGGATCATAACTTGGCGGGACAACCAGAGGAGCGACCCCTGACTGTCCCTTTTGAGAGAGGGATTATTCATACCCTCAAGACTATCTCCAGCATGTTATAGTCAGCTGTTTCGTCAACCATTGCGTTTGTCTTTAAGGCACAACAAACACCTTCTTACAATGTACCTTCAGGTGCCGGAGCAAGCCTGTATTCGGTCATCTCACTCATAAGTCTAGCAAACTTAAGCGAGATTGTCAATACCTATTTAATAGTTCGTGCTTTGATACGTTTCTTAATCTGAGTAAGAGTAAGATCATATTCAAAGGCTAGTGTAAAAGCGGCCATTTAGTACCAGTTATTCCGTTGGTGGAAGCCTACAGCTGCTTCAAAAGAACCATACCTGCCTTCTACATAGCTTTTCATCCACTTTAATTGAGTAATTGGGTTAGTTTGCCAGTCGGAGCCAGCAGAGGACATCTTAGAGCCTGGAAGTGCTTGAGGAATACCATAAGCTCTGTCACCAGTATAGGTACAGTCTACTGCACCACCGTTCATCTTACATGGATCCCAAGTCGCGTTCTCTTTACTAATGAGCGCGTTTGCCCAATAGATCTCAGTAATACCTGCAGCTACTAGCCAATCGTCGTGTGTTCCTGCAGGAGTCACAGCAACAGGTTGAGGAGCCTGCTGAACAGTTGGTTCAGTAAGCTGAGTTGTTGGGACTTCTTTTGCCTCGACTTGTGGTTGAGGGCTTATAGGTTCAGGCTTCTGGGCTACAAGAGCCGTTTCTGCCTGTACCACTGGGTTTATTGTCGGTTCTGCTTTAGCTACTTGTAGTAGTCCTAATGCGCTGATGACAGCTAATCCCATAAATAGTATAATTTTTTTCATCTTCGACCCTGGGACGATTCGGAAAGTGGGTCTAATATCCTTTCGAAGGTTAATCTTATTATTTTATCACTAAGAACGGTGTCTGTAAAGCTTTTCGACTGCGCGGAAAGCGAGTGCGAAGACGACAATGATACCAATTCCAAGTGCATACTCGGGGTTAATTGCATCTTTTACAAGTGAACGAACACCGATAACTGCGAATGCTAAAACTACAACGATTGCAATTGCATCAGCTAGCCAAACAGCAAAATTAATGTACCATGGCTTTACTAAAGCTTTTGCTTCTTTCTTACGTTTATCTTCTTTTGCATGTACTTCTGTTAAAATTTGTTTACCCTTGTTCATATGTTTTCCTTTGTTTAAACGTTGGTTTTCTTCCCAACTGTAAGGAGTATAGCAAACTTAAGCGAGATTGTCAATACGCATGGGCAAAGCCCTAAGCGGATTTGTCAATATCCTCAGGATTAAAGAACTCAACACTCATAGATTCATTCCTATACACTGCAAGTAACCAATTGTATGTGATCCATAAAAGTATAAGGGGGGTAAGAATCATCCTACCCACCATTACAATCATTGATTTTGTGTCATCAGACACTAAGCTGTCCATACCCATACTGTACGATTTGTTACATTATCATACTCACGACCTTTATCAGTCACTAGACCCATCTTGCGTAGCTGCAAACAGCGTGGGGTGATAATGTTGATTGGAAGGTCTGTTACTTCTGAAAGCATACGATTGGAGAGAGGGTGTGATGATTTACGAAGTGTCTGAAGGACTTGGGCTTGTTGTGGATTAATTTGTTCTGCTTTGAGTAATTGATTAACAGTTGCGCGTTTGCTCATTAGATTCCCCTTAAAGTAGCTTTGCTATTTTTTCTTTATAATAAATTTCAATTTCACGGAGTTCTGCTTCAGACCATTTCTTAGTTTCACGTTCTTTAGATTCAAGTTCATCAACAACAACTTGTCCATACTTACGGATCATGCCCTTAAGATAGTGACGAACGTTACCACCCATAAAACGGTTACACTTGACGCATTGTGCGTTAATATTACGTTCATCAAACCGAATGGCTTCAGATGTCGTAGGAATAAAGTGTCCACCGTCTAATTCATCAAACTCACACCATGTAAGGCAAGAGATACAGAAGGCTCCCCCTAGCTCTTTCGTGTCTCTAAGACGAGCATACCGGTTTGCTAACTTCTGCACTCTGTCTTTTACAATGAGTCTACTTGATCGTCGTTTTTTTGTTTTCATTATTTTGTGTGTATTATAACATAAGCTGTTTAGAAGCGAAAGTCGATGTCCAAGCCTCTTGAACGCTCATAAGCTCTCGCAAAATCATTATCATCAATATAGAACTTATCCCCACCACAACGGCAACTAATTAGTACGGTGTGACCAGCACCTCGCCTAACATGCAGGGCGTCAATCCTTAGAACTGTACGTACAATACATTTAAGGCAAGTTATCTCTACTGTGAATGTTTCACTACGAGGATCAAACACCATTCTATCAATATGAAGAACTGGTGGGTCAGGAAGTTCGGGGGAGAATGATACCCCGGAGTTTCTAAAGCTGTATAGTTGCGCGGCAACTTGGTCTTGTATACTAGATAACTTCAAACCGCTGGATGATTTTGTTTTATCTAAACCAAACTTCTTTTTAATGATCTTCTCTGCCCGCGCCCTGAGATCACCTTTCAGTGACTCAAGACGTGGGGTCATGTGCTCTGCAGGTAAGCTCATAGGAGCCTACTTTTGTTTTTGAGCTGGAGGAGTTGAAGTTGTAATAACTACTGTATCTTTATTGAGAGCTGTTTCAGCAAGCTTGTAAGCTTTGTCAACACCTGAATTGATACCTTCTTGAGCTTCACGGAGTGTATCTGATACACCATCAGTGAATCCCTTATTGTACTGATCAGACTCGATCTCTTTACGTAGGTCACGTAGTTCTTTAGCGTACTCTTCGTTCTCTTTGGCTTTACGGTCATTAAGATCTTTAGAAGATTTAAGGACTGCTTCACGTTCAGCAATGTCAAGTTCTTTGATTTTAAGATCACCAGCTTTTTTGACCTTCGTTTCAAGTGCAGTAACATCTGATTGGAGGGTTTGGATTTCAGAATCCATATTCTCAACTGTTTTAGTGTGTTCTGACTTTAAAGCTTTGAGTTTGTCGGCGTGTTCACTGGTAGCATCAGCTACTGCACGATCACGGATGGTATTAGCTTGATCGACACGACGTTGCAGCTTGTGTACTTCGCGCTCGTTGTCATCGGTGAGATCATCAATCGCTTCTTCGTGTTCTTCGTAGATCTTAGCAATCTCTTTTTTATAACGCTTCTCGATTTTTTGGATATCAAGATCACGGTTTTCTAGGCGTCGGAGACGTCGTAGTTCATCTGTACTGATAATTCGCATTGTTTAATTCTTCTTTGTTGTTTTAGCTTTTGTAGTGCGAGACTTTTTGAAAGCATCGAACGCTTCAATCTCGGCTTTATTCATGAATGGGGGCTGTGTTGCAAATACTTCTTCAAACCATTTAGGCTGGTCTTCAACCAATGAACGATCTAAGATAGCTACCTTTTGAGTCGAAGTATCTTCTGACTTAGAAAACTCTGGAGTAATAAGGTCATACGGTTGCGTACCGTCATCACATCGCTCTTGGAACAATGCTCCCTTATTAGTACTTGCAGTTTCTTTTATGAGTCTAAATGTTCTTCGTGTTGTGTTCAATTGAGTCTCCTCTTTATAGTATTCAATTTCACCGTCTCTGAGACATCCACAGCAGGAGTCAAATTTCTGATCTTCATTATCGTAAGTATCAAAATAGTAAGTCCCACCATGTGTCACAGATGTGATAATAGAGTATGCTGCACGTTTTACATTATCGTAATACGTAGAACATCGAGCATCTTCAAAGTTCTTATTAATTGGAACGACTTTGTCGCCAACTTTAAATTCAGCCATAGCTACTTGCTCTTTTTAACGGCAGTTGTAGCTTTCTTCACAGTTTTCTTAACTGTGGGTGCTACTGTCTTTGTAACAGTCTTCTTAGCTGCTTCTGCGGCATCTGAAGCAGCTTTTACTGCAGCGTTAACCTTACGAGTGGCAGCTGACTTCTTGGCTGCAGCAGAGCGTTTAGCAGCAGCAACCTCTTCTTCAGTCGTACTCTTCACTGCGACTGTTCGTGCAGGATGTGAAATGTCAATAACCGGTACGCGAGTTTGTGGTTTTGATTGTTCTGTTTTGAAACGTTTCTTGAGCCATGAGATAATTCCCATTGGTTTCCTCCTTATGTTTAGTGTTTTAAATGTAACATAAGCGAGATATTATGTCAATGCTTATTTAGGAAATAGCTTAAGCAAACTATCATCATTAGCGATAGGCGCATCTGTTATCCCTGTGGAAAAGTCTTGCGTTCTAAAGTCTGTGATTTTAGTTCTATCCCACTTAAGCTCTGCAATGTTATTGTCATAATCAAGAGGGAACGAACGGATCTTAATAACTCGGACATATACTTTTTCATTATCGAATTTCATATCTGCATCACGGCGAGATACAACCATAATTACATCAGCGTCATATGCAATAGCGCCAGCACCCATAAGATCATCCATTTCGATCTCAGTCCATTTGCGACGAACACCGCCGCCCTTAGAGTCTTTTCTAAGTGAAACAACAACCATGACTGGTATCTCGTGTTCCTGAGCAAGGTTCTTAATCTTCTGGGACATTTTAGCTACTTCTTCATTTGTCATGCCTCTCCCAAGGTACTGTAGATAGTCAATCACTACAAATTTAGCGCCTTGGACTGTCACAGCTTCTTTAAAGATCGGTTCAAGATCAGTAAAATTAATTGATTTCTTCGATTGGAAAGTCATGTCCATACCGTCAACTGATCCGTTATTAATGTAGCGCATACGTGTACCGATAGCTGGTGCGAGCATCTCCAATGTAAGGAAAAGAACTTTGTGCTGCTTAGATACATTCACAGCAACATTTGCCGCGAGTGCAGACTTTCCGTTATTTGGATCGCCACCAACAAGCAGAACTTCTCCTGCACGCATACCACCTACTATTTGATCGAGTCTGTCAATACCCATTGCGAGGCCATCAAACTTACCCCATTTCTTGTAGCTTGCATCAATTTCTTGTTCAATGTCTTTGATGTGGATAGTGACACCTGATGGTTTCTTCTGGTATTTAGAGAGTAGCTTGTCTGTATTGTTCACGCTTTTTCCATTCTTTTAAATGTAAATATTCGAAGTTCTTCATACTTACCTGGTTCTGATCTAATAAACTCTCTAGACGTCGTGTAAGAGTCCTCAAAGGTCATATTGTACCAACTGCCATTATGTTCACGTTGGACGACTACAGACGTCTTAGAAGGGTCTACAAACGCATGATACTGAGTCATGCCGAAAAGCTTAAGTATTATAATATCCATGGTATAATATAGTCAGTTAACAAACAGCGCGTTTAACTTAGAGGGGCATAAAGCCCCTCCTATTAGTTAGAGGCCTTGTGAGTCCCTAAAATTTTCAATGTCTTTGATGTTACTTCGAACTGCGACGCTTTTTTGCACCGCTTTTAGTAGTGCCTTCTTGTTGATCGAGAATCCCTTTGGTACCTTCGCTGATCCGCCCTTGGCTCCCAGTTCTTTGTACTTGTTTGGATTCTGTTCCAGCTCCAACTTCGCTCGTTCCTGCGCTGACTGTTTCTTGTTGTTGGGCATTAAACCCTGATCGTTGATCTTCATTTTTAAATGTTTCTATTGTTTTATTTAAGATAAGGTAAACCGTACCAATAATCTCATATTGATTAGCTTCTGGCTTTACCTGGAGTACAGCTGCACCTACAGCCTGTACGAATTCAATTGCTTTTTGACTAGGGTCTGACATTAGATTTGACTTCTCGCCTCCATCCCTAGAATTCTTAGGTGTGTTTGACATACAGTAATAAACTTATCTGTATCTGAGTGAATGTTTGTAAAGTGGTCATATCGAGTCTCAAGTTCAAGACCAGCTTCTTCCGCTTTTTGCTTTGCATGAGTCACGACCTTCTTCTCAGAAGTAGCTAGTTCATGGTTATAGACATCTGAACGCTTCTGTCTGTATGCCGCCTGGAGGCCTGCGAGGTGTCTCCCGATGACATGGTTAAAGTATGCAAGACGGGTCATGATGTTTGACAGTGATACTGGATCATCAAAAGCATCCGTCTCAGCAATAACAGAAAGTAGCTTTTCAATGCCTTTTTCTGCTTCTTCTAACATTAGCCTAGAAATTCTTCGAGAAGTTCTTCCTCTGTCTTAGCAACAGATACTTCAAGGTCAATGTTATAAATCTCTTTAGCGTACTTCTGAATCTCGTCGGCAAGTTCTTTAGGATCGAGGGTGATGTTATCGCGAACAGCTGACTCAATGACATACTTAGCACCATTATTGATAGCCATACCTTGGCGAGCGCCTTCTTGGTTATAAGCAGGGCGTGCTGGACTTGTAGTTGACAAAGTTTCGCCATCTTGGTTATCCTCAGGTACCTGACGCTTGTTGAACTTACGCCATGGTTTACCTGCTTTAGAGGTCTCGTTGGTGATTTCACCGTATACCTTGGTACCCTTAACTACTTCTGTAGTTGGGGCATGCTTCCAAAGAACTGTCTCAGTTTCACCTTCAAAGAAGACTGAGTCTGTTACATTATGATATTGATCTTCGCCGTCTAATCGTTTAGGATCAGAACTGACTGTGTAAAACTTTTCCAAAGTTAAATCTCCGTGGCTCTAGACTTTAATGTCTGTTGCGCTTTTATTATTTGTTTATGATTTTTCATAGCTTGTAAATCATCAAGCCATGTTTTTTCTAGTTGTAACGGTGTAAGTCCCATATCTGAAGCATAACCAATCTTGATTGTGCCCTTCTTAGGACTGTTTACAATAACTGCATCTGCAAAAGTTACGTTATGTTCTTCACGGTAAGCAACCATATAAGCACCTAATTGACTCCAATATTGAGTTTGAATACCCATTGGAGCCTTTCTCGATAGGTTGGAAGTCTTAAAGTCACCCATTACTAGCTGACCATCTGGGCGCTTATAAATACGATCCAGAGTACCTGCATAGTTGTGTTTGATTGAGTAGACTGTAACCTCAGAGGCTACTACTTCTAATCCTGATTGCTCAAACCACTTAACATACATGTCGAGTGATTTCTGAGCCGCGGTATCGTTTAATTCAATACCAGTCTTATCAATAAATGCTTCACCGGTTTTATGGTAGCGATCTACCGCTTCGTGGGTCTGTGTCCCAACATCTTTACCATATTTAGAACGGTTGAGTGGTGCATTCTTACCAACTTCGTATAGCTTGACAAGATTAGTTAATGATTGTGTAATAGTAATCATCTTAGGATTGTACTCGGGTGTTTTACCCATGTATAAAGCCATAAATGCCTTATCTAACCATTCTTTATCTGCCTGTTCAGGTGCTAAGTATTTCACTATGTCACCTGAAGCCATTGAACTATACCATTCTAGAAGATCTGATTGATCATATAAAGTCTTGAGGATAGAAGTAACTCCACTAGGGAATGTATTCTTCTGCCACGCTCCTGATTGATCTAGAATGTGAACATAGTATCTGTGTGTACTATTAACGAACTTGAGCTTTACTTTGTTATCGTAGAGTAATGTTTCTACATCGCCATTATTGGCTATTTCCAAAGTTTAACCCCTATTATATTATTATGTTTATTTGCCTTCCTAGTGTACCAAAACTTAACCGGAATGTCAATAGTATTTTAAAGCAAAATAAAAGAAGTCAGCTCGCAGTCTGACTCCTTCTTAGTTAGGACTTCTTTATTCGTGAGATCCTTCCACCTTTCATGCCTGATAAGCTTGCAAGTGTTGTATTCATAGAGTAACCTTTTGGCACTTTACGATCACCACCTGTCTTACCTATCTTTGCATAAAACTGAGGATCTTTCTTTAGGTTTGCATCTCGCGCTTTAAGCGCTCCTGCTTTAGTTCCTGGCATCTTGTCTCCTTAATGCCCACCCTTTACTGTTATTGGATCGCAACTTCTATGTCTTTACCTAGTTTCTTAACCACATCTCTGATTGACTTACCATAAACTATTGTTCGTGGGTGGTTATTAATCTTAGCACTGTATGAGTAAGGCTTAGATTGATTCTTAGCATTACGTTGATTGTTTAATCGTCGTACTGTTACACCTACAGGAATTTGACTAAAAATTGTTGACATTATTTACTCCTTATTTATTACTGATTCTTTTATACACTCTAGTATTCTGGTTGTCAATACCTCTTAGGTTGTGACAGGGCAGTTGTTCCAGTTTAGTGCAATTGCACCTCATATCCGATTACCATTTAAGTAGCAGTCGTTGTCTCTGCATCACCCCGCGGTTAAAGATCTTCTTGTAGTCTTGATTTGATTTCTTCTAGAACTTCAGGCTTGATAACTTTGATCACCCCTTTTCTAGTTTTCTTTACTACAACATAATCATCTGAATTGTCAAAGTGTCTTGTGTGTATCTCTGGGACTGTGTATGTCTTGCCAATCAGTGTATCCGGTGTTGATAGTATTCGCGATCCTAATTGTATTCTATTTGTTTTTCTGGTCATTTAAGGCCATTATAACATATAGTGCTAATGCTTGAGTATTATGATCTTGTATAGATAATAGGCTTTTCACCATCTATAAGAACTTGACAGTACTGACGTCCGCCTGATTGCGTTGTAAATGCACATTCAATTCGATTGTAACCAAATAGTGATGGGGTGAGTATGTATGAAACTATTACTAATGTACAAATAACGATAAGAACCCATGTAGTGATAGTGAGTGCTAATTGTTTATCCATATGATCTCCTTTAAGCGTATGGTGCTAGTAGTAAACTTATTTATATGTTCGTACTAATTTAATTGGTTCACCACTTTTACTCATCAAGGTTGCCTTTAAAGTATTGTGGGTTTTACCTGTAACTGTAAGCTTTTGGGCTTCATAAGATACGAAGTCTTTTTTCTCTTCTACTGATGTAATCTTGTAGCTATCACCATTACCAAGTTCAACGATGTCGTTAATCTCTTTCATATTGATTGCTCCTTTCTTACTACCAGCACTACTACGCTTAATTGTTAATTTACGCTCGTATAGAAGTTATGGCGATACAGAGTTTAACTACGGTCTTATTGAGGTGCAATACCTCGTTGCCTGCTATTATCTGTATCATCACAACCTCTATACGAGGTCATGTTACAGCTTTAGTATAGTTCTATTAGTTGAACCATGCAAGAGTTGCGCTTGCGTACTATACTTTAGGCTGTAATTGTATGTTGGAACTTGCGTTCCTTTGGTGCGAATCGTTTGCTATTGCTTGCGATCTGTCCTTATAGTAACTTAAGCGAATTGAAATGTCAATACTATTTTTAAAGAATCTTTTAGAACAGTAGTGGTAATGCTTATGTTACAATAAGAGCATGAATAACAAAGAAGATCAAGCTATTGAAGGCGAGATCATAAAAGATAATATAAAACAAAAAGCGCAATCTGTCAAACCTTTGAAAATGTCAGATCTCCCTTTAAAACAGCGGAAATTCATTAAGTACTATAAAGAAACAGGTAATGGAACAAAGAGTGCTAAATTAGCTGGCTATAGTGAACATAGTGCATATAGTACTGCAAGTCGATTGCTGAAGACTGATAAAGTATTGAGGATCCTGAATGATAGCGTAGAGGAGGCAGAGAGTGTTATTAGAGGTCTTATGCAAACCTCTGACAACCCGCAGATCCAACTTGCGGCAGCTAAAGAAGTACTTGATCGCACTATTGGCAAGCCTATTCAACGCTCTGAGAGTGTACAAGTTACCATCAGCGTAGAACAGATGCTTAACGAGTAATACCTTACGTCGTAAAATGTATATTGTGCGACGTTAACATAACACATTAACACCGTAGCCTAAGCACATATGTCAACTATATGTCATAGCTATACCATATACCACTGTGCCATACAATGTTATTGATTATTAGTCAAGAGTTTTGAGAGTTTTAGATTAAGATCATGCCGTACACCGTACCCCGGGGGTCATCCCCAAGGGTGGTAGTACCACTACATTCCCCCCACTATATTAACTACTTAGGAGCATAAGGGGGTACACCAATAAAATAGGTACCATATTAGGGGTACCTTTTCTTATGTCATCAAAAAATTATATGTCAAATTTTACGCAGCATAGTATACAGGTTTATGTAGCTCACAGTGATCGCCATACTGTCTCTTACCTGTACGTCTACCTTTATTTTTACAACCAGGATACCTACACATAGGTCTTTTAAGCTGTATCCTAACTAAGGGATCCTTGATCTTCTTAGCCATTACTTCATCCTATGACTTTCTAACATCTTTATTACATCTTCTATAGACACATCACCAAATAGTTTAGGGGGTGTTACCTTTAGAGCATTTGCTTTTTCTGGATTATGTTTTATAAATACCTTTAATGTTTTACCGTCATCTTGGTAAGATAGTTCAGACATTAGTGCATTACCCCACCAAACATTAATTCAATAACCGGTTTACCGCAGGTAGTACAGATTCTCATTTCGCATCCCCTATAGATGAGAGTTGAGATTGAAGCTGAGCAATAGATTCGTCAATTTCCATGTCCATTCTGTCATCAGACACTATATTATCGTGGTACTCTTGCTTCAAAAGCTTAAGTCTCTCTATCTGGCTCTCTACTACTAGTTGATAGAGGGAGTCGTACAGTTCATCATACTCGAGCTCTGTCTCTAAAATCTTTGTCAGTTTATCTCGTAGTTCTTGGGTCATAGTGAGTTACCTTTCAACTCGCCTGCTTCATGCAGCGCGAGAGTGAGCTTTAGAAGGGCTTGTTTTCTCGCTTCTATAGCCTGCTCTTTAGTGGGGAAGCCACCTAAGTACTGCTCTTTACCATCGACTTTAATTCGAGCTAACCAATACTTATCACGTTTGACCCATCTAACTCCCTCAACACCACTTGTATTGTCCGAACGCATACGACGGTTTAATAGTTGTTCTTTACGGCTTGACCACTTACAGTTTTCAGGACTATATCCCTTATCGTTATCTTTGCGGTCTAAAGTATAACCTTCTGGTTTTGCACCCATAGCATCGACGAAATTTACAAACCCATCGCTACCTAGCCATCGTGCATCAACAGTAATGCCTCGACCTCCATAATTTTTGTAACTGATATGATTGGGATTATAGCAACGCTTCTTCATAGTTGCCCAAGTGTTATATAGCGGGTGATTCTTTATATTACTCATAACTCACCTGCCTCGTGAAGTGCCAGTGTTAGCTTCAACAAACTCTTGAGTGGGGTGTCAGCAACTGTTTTGTGAAAGGGCTTATCATTCCCCATTCGATAACTGAACTGCCAACCGTCCTCACCTAAGTTGTCCATCGACAACCAAGCATAAAAGGAGTTCTCAATCTTAATACTTTCTGGCAACTTCTCTAGTAGGTAGTCGGAGGTGTAGAGAGGAACATCAGTTCGATACCCATTCTTCCATTCCCTATCCATATGTCGAATTGCTGGATGGGCTTTACCGATAATCTTTCCGTCTGGGTCTTGTAAAAACCAATCACCAGTAATCCAACCTGGTTTCTTTTCATACACTTCCTTACATAGCTCAAATAGTTCGTTATTTGTTTCCAGATTATCCATTACAGCCTCACCACCTTATGTACACCATTATTAGTTTCTTTGTCACCCATCTTCTCTACACGTAGATGTTCAACCATACCGCATACTTTTACTTTAAAACCCTCTTTATGGGCTCGTACATAGAAGTCTATGTCTTGGTGTCCATAGCCATTAGGTAGGGATGGGAAAGGTCTAAGGTCTCTATCGTAAGAAGTTTGATCGCTGAACGGAAGGAGGGTTCTCATCACTGAAGACTTTATTAGAACACATCCTAGTCCTCCTGTCAATACTCCATTATATTCCACAAATGATTTAACATTAGGGGCTACGAAGTAATCGGCGGCACTAATATCCATACCATCATATTCTGATTCGAACATTTTATCTAAGGTATCAAAGTTAACGACGACATCTTCTTCTATAATTAAGATACCTGTGCAGCCGTCAGCTAGGGCTTTTTCAATAGGAACATTGAAACATTCCGGAATAGGTTGATCGTGACTAAAATAGAACCGGACATCATAGTCTTTCGAGTTTAGATTCTCAAGAATTGCGTCCATAGTTCGGGAATGAATTAAGCCTCGACTAGGTAAAATAATCCCTAATAGTCCCATTAGTCTTGTTCTCCCTCGACAATAGCGCCTTCGGCGGCCATTTCTTCCTCTCTTAAAAGACGTTCTTCTTCAAGAAGTTTTATGATCTCTAAATTTCTAGGGTCTGGATCATTCATAGACTAAGGTTATCATACCCGCTTAAGTTTGTCAATACGGAAACGTCAATACTAATCATTCCATGGGTAATGGAGAACTGGTTTATAAGTTCTAAGTCTTGCCTTTTTATCCCGTAGTTGGAATTCTTTTTTCTTGCGGTGTGGCTTATAACTAGCATTTTCACCACCGTGTGGGGGACACCGGTCACATCCGGTAAATTTGCGGCGACGCCACATCTTTAGGCCTCGATTGTCTAATTCAAAAGAAGCCCTCATTAGAGAGCTCCTATAATTGGCTGCATTCTACTCGCTTCAGTAAGTCTCGCCCAGACTTTACCTATAAACGCGGGAACATGTATTCCCTTTAATTGTATCATAAGAAAAGGACTCCGTCAAGAGTCCAATTCAACCATATGTGATTCTCTGCGGAACCTAGTTTATGGTACTATTTTTTTGAAGTTTTAGCAACTGAATCGCCAGTCTTACGAACTTCTTCGTTAGTCTTAGCATCTGCTCCTGCAGGAACAACATCACGTTCTACATCGTTTGTAACGGTAGTTTTTAGATCGTTTCCACCAGTTTTAGTGAATTCATCTTCAGGTACGTTAGGTGCAGATTGTTCTGGATTAACTACTTCTTTACCAGCATCTTCAATTTTCTTTGCTTCAGGAGCGAAGATCTTTTGTTCTGGGTTTGAAGGGTCTGTTTCAGGTGATCCTACTGGGAGGACGTTTTGGAAATCAGACGGTGCGTCTGCTGATTCTGATTGTTCAGCTGAAAGAAAGCGGACTTTTTCTTGTTCTGCCTCCGTTCGAGCTACTTCTTTAGAGCGGGCTTCAGATTCTTTTACTGCTTTATCAGCGGCAATTTGAAGGTCTGTCTTTGTTCCATCTGTTAGTTTTACATCTGGGAAGTATTCAGAAATTACTTCTTTTGTTGTGAGAGAGTCAAAGTCTTCACGGAAAGTGAGATACTTAAGGCGAGTTACTTTAATTCTTTTGCCTGTGACAGCAATTCCGTGCTTGTCGTAGACTGTGATTTCTACTTCACCACTTTTCCATTCACGAGTATTATCGTCAATGATAACACCTGCTTCGTCTTCATCTTTGAAAAGGCGAGTTGCGATGTTTAGTTTAGAAGGGTCGTATGTTTCTGCCATTTGGGTTTTAAGTCTCCATTATAGTATTAGGCTAAATCTATTGTAACATAAGCTTAATAAAAAGTAAAGAGGCGTCCGTCAGGTAGCACCTCTATAATTCATATTGTAGCATTAAAAATCTTGAAAGTCAAGTCAATCTTAAGCGTAATGTATGTTATTATGGTTATAGTAATCCGTCAGGAATACTAAGCAGAGCAGGGTTTGTAATACCTTGGGAGACGCTTTAAGAACTTCCTATAATTGCAGTGATCGTTTTACTCTATCGTATAAGAGTCGGTGTGGAAATGATTCCAATTGAACATTAACATCTTAGAAGCGAAAGTCCCTTCCCTCGTGAGAGCTTTGGAACTTCCTTTTAAAAGAAGCACCCGCGGCAGTCTTCCTAGAACAAGAAAGTCTCCCACACAGCGCATCTCCCTTAAAAGTTTCCGCATTTCTATACTGGTAAATCACCCACTGCTCTCTTAATATGAGTCCAAAACGCGTAGCGTAACGGAATCTGAGGGTCTTTTAGAATACCTAAAATGTTTATGCTATAATATAAACAACAGATTATGTCAAAACAAAAACAAGATTCATGGGAACCACCCGTCCTTGCAAAAATCATTCCAGCAAAACACAAAGAGTGGAGGCAATGGACACCGCAGCAACAAATGCGAGCTACTTGGCTCGACATTCGTAATGATTTCTATTACTACTGTGAGAAAAACCTAAAAATCACCTCAAAGACAGGCGAACTGGTTAAGCTTCGCCCTAATTTTGCTCAAAGAAAACTCGTAGACGCGGTTATGAAAGACCTTGCCTATGGTTCTCCAGTAAGATACATTGTGCTTAAGGCGCGTCAAATGGGACTATCTACAATTATCGAAGCGTTGTGTTATTGGTGGACTGCCACTCATAAGTACGTCTCGGCTGCCATTGTTGCACAAAACAAAGAAGCATCAAACGTTATCTATCAGATGTTCCAACGATACTACGACAATACTTCTCAAGAGTTTAAACCGATTACAAGGTACCTCACAAAGAATGATCTTACTTTCGACGACGAAAAAAATAAAAACGGCGGACTAAAATCCCAGATTCGGACAATGGTTGCTACGCCGGGTACCGGACGTGGTCAAATGAACCGTTTCGTTCACGGATCAGAGGTTGCATTTTGGGAAAATGGTACAGAGACAGTAGCCGGCCTTCTTCAGACAGTGCCGCTTCTTCCCGAGACTTTCATTTTCCTTGAATCCACCGCTAACGGTATGGGTGGTTATTTTTATGATGAATGGCAATTTGCTAAAAAGGGTGAATCATCGTTTAAACCGTTCTTCTTCGCCTGGCACGAGATGACTGAATACGAACTTAATGTTCCCCCACGCTGGTCTTATAACGATGCCGAAGAAAGAGAACTTATTACTCTATTTAAAAACCTAGGTTACCCACCATCTTCTTTTAGACGTAAACTACAATGGCGTCGCGAAAAGATGAAAGAGTTCCGATCAGACCCTGAAAAGTTCTATCAAGAATACCCAATTAATGATATGGAAGCCTTTATTTCCACTGGCCGCCCAGTATTTGATCCAAAATCTCTTATCCGCATGGATATGAAAGCTTCTAATACCAAATTTGAATGGATTGAACTTGAAGGTAAACAAAAGAATACTATCGCCGCGAAAACAGTAGACCTTGGATCTATGAAAGTATGGGAGCGCCCTCAAGAAGGTGAAAAGTACGTCATCGGCGGAGACGTTGCCGAAGGTAAAGAAATTGCCGCGAACGGAAAAGAAGGTGACTACTCTGTCCTTACTGTAATTAAAAGAAGTAATAATCAAGTCGTCGCCAGATGGCGCGGCCACATTGACCCTGACGCATTTGGTGATGTTGCTTGTCAAGTTGGCTGGTATTACAACGAAGCCGTAGTCGCAATCGAGGTAAACAACCAAGGTCTTTCAACAGTACAAAGAATCCGTGACAAACTTTATAAGAGAATGTACATGCGCGAACGCGGAGCTGACGAGCTGTTTGATGAAACAACGTCTAAAATGGGTTGGAGAACAGACAAAAGCTCTAAGTTCATCATGATCGCAGAACTTGCAAAATTCATAAGAGATGGTGTTATAATAGATACAGACACAGTTGCAATTCGTGAGTACATGACTTATGTCCGTGATGAAACCGGCCGCACTAACGCACAAGAAGGCCACCACGACGACTGCGTAATGAGCACTGCTATTGCAGTACAAATGCTTGACTGGAAAGATCTAGATAGAGAAGCTCCAAAACCACAGAGCTCCCTTCCAAATAAAAGACTTATCAGTACTGAGATACCAAAAGCTCGCTACGGAGTGATCAAGCGAATTACAAAAATAAAAAATAGACTATAATGCCAAAACCAACAAAACAAGAAGAACCAGCTCCATACAAAGGTGAAAAGACAGAGAAGCAACCAGCTAATGGTAATCTTGACAAATACATCAAGGACTTTAGAACCGCTTCTAACTATGTTCGCGATAATTATCACGATAAATGGTTTGACTGTTGGAAAGTCTATAATGGCCGCCGAGTAAAGATCGGTTATAACTCTATTGCTGATGCCTTTGTTCCAGAAACTCGAACAATCGTCGAATCTCTTGTCGCAAACATCGCTGGATCACAACCAAAGTTTAGCTACATCCCAACAAATGAAGAACAGGAAACCGACACAAAGGTTCTTTCTGAGCTTATTGCGTATTACTGGGATGCTAACCACATGGGTACTAAATCACAGTCATGGGTTCGTGATGCAATCCTCTATGGGAACGGTCTTCTTCACGTTACGTGGGATGCTGAAAAGAATATGCCTTGTATTGACAACGTTCCACTCCGCGACTTCTTCGTAGATTCTTCTGCAACTAATCTTGAGAATGCTCGCTTTGCAGGATTCCGCTACCTAGGTGATAAAGAAGAAATGAAGAAACAAAAGGTTATTGATCCTGAGACAGGTGAACTCGTACCTAAGTATAAGAATCTTGATTGGACTAATCCCGCATCAGATGGTTCAACTAGTTCTCCGGACACTATGGACAAGGCTAATAAAGAATCTCTTATGGCTGGTGGTAATGAAGGTCACAATAATGATCGTCAAATCGAAGTAATTATTATGTACTACATGGAAGAAGGCAACGAAAAACTCGTTGAAATCGCCAACCGTACAGTAGTCATTCGTGAAATTGACACCCCATACCAGCAAGACGAAATGCAACAACCAGTTGAAGTAACTGATCTACAAGGTGTCCCAATCGAACAGATCAAGACTATCCCAGCGATTAAGCCATTCATGCCATTTGCAATTCTTAGAAATACAATCGACTCATCTCTATTTTACGGCTACGGTGACGTCGAAGTTATCCTTGACCGCCAAGAAACTCTTAACGATGTCGAAAACCTTGACCTCGATAATATGCACTTCCTTAACAACACTATGTGGCGTATTGACCCAGCTTATGAAGACATGGCCGGTGAAATCGAATCTACACCAGGTATTGTTATCCCTATTCCTCGTTATGGTCTAGAACCAATCGAAAAACCTCAACAAACAGGCGATCTCGACATGAAGAAGCAGGAAATCAAAGACGAAATGCGCCGCGCTACAGCAGCTGACGAAATTATTCAGGGTGCAGCTCCAAGTGGTTCTCGTACTACTGCCACAGAAGTAGCACAAGTTTCAACTCAAGCTATGACTCGCTTCCAAACAAAGGTAACTAACCTTGAATCTGAAGGTTACGCACAACTCGGTTCAGTTCTATTTAAGATGTCACAAATCTTTGTAGACCAAGAAACAGTCGTTCGTATCGTAGGAGAAGATGGTGTTCACTTTAAGGACTTCGATCCTTATGAGTTCTCAGGTGAATACGAGCCGCACGTAAAACTCGACACCACAATCAAAAAGGCTAAAGAAGAACGTGGAATGAAGGATAATCAATTCTATCAAGTATTGATTAATAACCCTAATATTCCTAACCAAGAAGCTGTAATCCGTCTTATCGGTAAATCTCTCGATGCTTCAGAAGAAGACATCAACTCTCTATTCCAACCTTCTCAAGCACAACTTCAACAACAGGCCGCACAACAAGCTGCAGCAGATCAACAAATGCAAGAGCAAGCTCGCGGCGAAGCCGATCAGCAATTCGCTGACGAAGAAACAGAGCTCGCAGTCGCACAAGCCAAACAAGACTTCGCAGCAGAGCAATCACAACAATAGTAGCAACAGGAGGAACTAATGCCACTTAACCCAAACGAAATGACTCCCGCTTCAGACCCTAAAGTTATCAGAGATGAGAACAAACTCGAAGCAAAAGCGAAAGCTTTAAGAACAAAAGGCGTATACCGCCGTCTATTAGATAACCCAGATTTTCAAGAATTTTACGATTACCTTGAAATGTGTTATAATAGTTACATGACATCGGGGGGATCCTCTCAAACTCCTAAGGAGACAAAAGATCACCTCCTCGGTGAAGCCGCGACGATCTATAAGATCCAGCAGTACATTAAAAGGCAAGCAAACTAGCTTGTCCTAGTAAGCCCCTGAGAGCTGCGAAAGTTTGCTCAGAGGCTTGCACACGGCAAGTTAAAACAAAAAAATAGGAGCAAACAATGGAAAAAGATTCCATTCCCGGAAATAACGAAGGCGTTCAAGACGAACACTCCCTTCAACAAGAACCGGCGGATACTACTGACGCAAGTCAGGCATTGGACGAAGACGACAATAACTTTTGGGAAACCGAAGATGAAGTCACAGAAGACGATGCTCCGTCTCAATCACCTCAAACTGATGACGATACAGAAGAAACTGAAGAATCAGACGACAACTCTGAAGAAAACGATTCATCTGTAGACCCCGAACTGGAGAAGTGGGCAACCAGCCAAAACATTGCGCTGACCACAGAAACTGAAATTAAATTGGCTAAACGCCTTCGAGATACTCAAAAAAGTATGCACGAAGCAAAAGCTGAAAGTAAACAGAAGTTTAATGAGGCAGCCAACGATCCAGCAGACCCAGTCACACAACGACTTGAAGCAAAACTAGCACGCGCGGACTTCTTTGAAGAAACGCCAGGAGCTAGAGAACTTGAAGGCGAAATGTATGATATTGCGATTGCGGCTAAAGAATCAGGCGATCTCGCAGGATTTCAATACTACCAAACTCCCAATGGCTGGAAAACCCTTTACAAAATTGCAAAGGCAAATCAAGCTGAAGTACAAAGCGAAGATTCATATAAAACTGGACGCACAGACGAGAGAAAGAATCTTGCCAAAAAGCAGCAGGCGTCAACCGCCAAAGCGAAGGCTACTAATACCGCACCTGACTCAGGGAACGTCTACGATAAACTCGAAAAGATGAACCCGGCCGAGTACGATAAGTTCCTCCGCGACAATCCTGGTTTCAACCCCTTCGGTGGTTAAAGCCAACCCATTAAAATAAACACAGAGAAATTAAACCATGCCACTTGGAACAGCACAAATGACAGGTACAACTCTAGCCACTTGGCGACCTAATATTTGGGCTAAATCAGTCCTACGAGCTCGCGAATCTAAGCTAGTCCTTGTGCCTCTTGTAAAGCACTACGACCGAGACATTAAGTCTTCAGGTCAAACAGTTGAAATCCCTAACCTTTCTAACCTAACAGCTAACGCTAAGGTTGCGAATACACAGGTTACACTTCAAGCACCAACAGAAACAAAGCAAACACTAACCATTGACCAACACTGGGAAACTTCATTCCTAGTTGAAGATTTCGCTGACGCACAATCAGCCTATGACATCGCTAGCGAATACACAGAAAAGGCCGGTTATGCACTTGCTGAAAAGATGGACAAGACCCTTGCAGTAGCAATGACAGCCGGATTCACACAAACTGTGGGAACATTCGGTACACCACTTACTGATGCAAACATTCTTACAGCCAACCAGTTCCTTGACGACGCTAAAGCTCCAGCCGATGAACGTTATTTCGTAGTTTCCCCACAAGGAAAAAAGGAAATGCTTTCAATCGACAAGTACATTCGATACGACGCTATCGGTGTAGGTGGAAGCCAAAACTCAATCAAGAACGGTAAGATCGGTGAGATCTACGGTATCGAAGTTATGATGAGCCAAAACCTCGTTGTTACAGCTGGTACTCCTATCCAAAACAACCACCTTCTATTCCACAAAGAATCAACAGCAATCGCGGTTCAACGTGATGTGAAGATGGAACGTCAACGCAAGACTGAATACCTTGGTGACCTATACGTAACTTCTGCCCTATGGGGTCTAAAAGTTATCCGTGTAGACCACGGTGTATTGGTAAAGAGCTAACCCTCGGGTTAGTCTCCCCTTACTTGACAAGCAGAAAGCCCTCTCCTCCGGGGCTTTTTTGCTATTTTATGGCATTTTTTCGCATAAACATAAACATTATGGTACTATAAGTTGGTAAAACGGAGGAAAAACCAAAAATGCTAGCAGGACAAAATCTAGATGTAGAATATGCAAGCTCTACAGCGAGTAGCTTAATTACAGCTAAAGAGTCATCATCGCAAGTCGAACAAGAACTAAACCGACTAATTGATAAAGTAGATCAGTTGAATATTATTCTTTATGGTAAGTTGCAACCTTACACAGAAGAATTGGCAGAAAAACAGGCTGAAGAATCAAGTTCACCCGATTATCCAGCGGTGTACTACACCCCGCTCGGGCAAAAGCTACGAAAACTTGACACACTAATTCAGCACGCTACACAGAAAGTAAACAGGGCACAACTTTAATGGCACTATCAAAGACGATCCTAAAGGATCTAGAACAACAACTATTGAACATCGGAATTACCGATGAGCACCTTCCAGAACTTAAAGATAAACAAGCCTTTATCGCGGCTCAACTAGATGGAACAGCTAAAGCAGCATATCGTCACATCGTCGATATTGAAGTAGCTCGAACATTTGCAAAGGCAAAAGACGAAGCTTCAAATGAAGTCGCGCGACAGCGTTTTGAAGAAGGAATTGCTTCGCTTAAGGCACTAAAGCCAACAATTGAAGTCCTTTCAAAAGTCGCTAAAGAACTTGGCGAACCAGAGGAATAGAGACCTCTCATAAAGATAACAGCCCTGGGAAACCGGGGCTTTTTATGTTATAATAGGTAAAAAGGAATAAAACAAAAACATGGCATTAACTCTTGATTATATGCGCTCTCTAGTGCTAAGCCGCCTAGACGATGCAGATTTCGAAACAACGTATCTAGATCAAGCTCTAAATGAAGCACAGTGGGATATTACAAACAACCACAACTTCAACTTTCTAGAAAAGACTTCTACACAGACACTTCTCGCAGGTACTTCTTCAGTTGACTATCCGTCCGATCTACGTACCCTTGTTCAACTACGAGTTAACGGTCTCAATATCCCAGGCTACGACATTACCGAACAATATGTTGATTTCGCGGATTATCAAGAAATGATCCTTACTAATCCATCTGCTCCAGCAAACCAACCAGTTTATTGGACTACGTATGCCGGTAAGATCCTATTCCAAACTCCTGCAGACATTGATTATACAATCACAATCAATTACATCCGTACCTCTCCAAGAGTAGATGGAACCATCGTCACCACCTTCGATATTCCAGAACAATTTCAAGAACTCCTAAAGATTGGAGCTTACATGAGAATTGCAAAACGTGAAGACGATTATGACGTTAAGGGATTTGAACAAATTGACTACAATAAAGCACTTGTGGATCTCATTCACACGTACACTCGAAACGTAGGTGCTCGTAAAAAGCGCGTTATGCGCGTAATCGGTAGGTAACTATGTCTATCGCGGTACAGTCATTCGACCAGATGTATGGCCTTCGTGGCCTAGACATGATCACACCTGACCAAATTATTGACGACTCAAGTAAGACTGAGGGTAGATCACCATATCTAACAAACTGTCGCCTCCTAGCCCCTCAGACGTCCTCTGACCCACGTGTAGCCGTACAATCTCGCCGCGGTGCAGGATTCTATACACAACCTGTTGGAGAGGCTCTAGGAACGGTAAACACAAGTACAACAGGCGCGAGTGATCAAAATGTGTCATATTTGAATCAGATCGCTCAACAATTTACCCCTTCAACTAATAATGCCCTAGATGGGCTATCAATTAATATTAAGAATCTTACATCAAATGATGCAGTGGTTATTAGTGTTTACACCAACTCATCGGGGGCACTCGGAACCCTCATTGCTCAAGGATCACTACAAAGTTCATCTATAACATCTTCTTATCAATATGTCAAGACCTATTTTAACCAAGCGCCAGTTCTGTCTACTGGATCCTCTTATTGGATTGTAATCACAGGATTTGAGCCTACCGTCACAGGAAACTATGCAGTATCACGAACTTCGACCGGTTCGGGTCTTCGAGTATCTGTTGACAACGGATCAACATGGATGAGCACCACAGGAAGTATTAATTTTCAAACCTTCCAAGCAACCCCAGGTGGTATCCTTGGACAACACCGTTTCGTAACAAAAGCCGGTCTAAAGCAAACCTTGTTCGCGCATGGTACTTCAATCTACCGAGTTACAAATGAATCCACAGGAGCTATCACTGCTATTGCTTCAGGCCTCACTCTCGTGGGAACAAAAATTCGATTCCGTACAGTTTACGATAAGGTTTATATTACCGGTTTCCAAGCTCTCCATATTTGGGATGGTTCTGCAATGACTGCAGCCACTCACACGGTAGACTTTCCAAACCCAGACAATGTGATTATTTACCATGATCGCGCCTGGTATTATTCGAAGTCAGAACCAACAAAACTCTACTTCTCTAATATTTATCCTGATCTCCTTACCGTCCCTTCAGTGAATTTCCAGTATGTTCCAGATACCGCTTCCCCAGATCCGCTTACAGGATTCTTGGTATTCCAAGATCAACTCGTTCTATTTACAAAGGAATCTAAATACCTCCTTCTCGGAGATGATGTTTCTACTCTCGGGCTAGCCCAATCTCCTGGTGGAACAAAAGGTGCCGTTAGCCAAGAAGCTATTGGACTTGGTGAAACAGTTGTTTACTTCTGGTCACAAGACGGAGGCGCTTATTATTACGACGGAGCACAAGATAAACCTATTGGCGATCCCATCCAACCTCAAGCAACACAAATTGTCGATGTAGCAAGTATTGATTCTATCGTAACTGATAAAGAATGGCGTATTTATTTTAAAAATCTAGGTGATTCAACACACCAAAGGATGCTACTTTATGACACAAGATATGGCGAATGGCTACTTGACACAGAAACGTCAACACGATTCCCGGTCTCATGGTCACTCGAAAATAACGAACTTGTAGAAGCTTCATCAACCATGGGAGCTCTATACTTTGGTGAAAGCTCAATCTCACAACTAGGCGCTCCTATCAAATGGCGCTACTGGACTAACTATAAAAAGTATACAAGTGGTATTGCTAAGGATCGCGTAAAAACGTTCCGAGCTATCTTTGCATCACCAGATCGCACTTTCACAGTAAAAGTTGGTAAAGACGCAGACTTCGACAATGCCCCAAGCTATAAACGAGTAATCCTCACCGTATCGGGACTTGTATATGACGGAGGCGCTCTTTATGATGATCCAACTTCGCTATACGGAAAAGGCTCAAGAGTTTCTCAACCAAAGGTGCCACTTTCAGGCCGAGCAAATAACTCACAGTATCGCTTCGAAAAAGATGTTCTATACACAGAAGTACGTCTATATGGCTACGAAGCAATTGTTAAGTCAGGCCGCCCACGCTAATGCCTTTGAATGGTAATACCCTTCCTTACGTACCACCAGCGGCCACATCCCAACAACAGATCGCCGCTATTAACCGTGTCATTGACATTATTAACTCTTTCCAACAATCCATTACTTTCTCGGATGGAGCTAATAAACGTATGATCATTGGTTATCAGCCTGATGGTTGGGGTGCAGGTAAAGACTTCGGCATCAAGATTTCTCAAGAGGGAGTAGATGTAAATACTGCTACTGATTCACAGCTTCTTTTCTCAATGGATGTTGAATCTTGGACATGGTACAACGCTGGTATCCCTAATACGCTTATCGGCGCAGCGCCAGACGACAAACGAGCTGGTATCTGGGTTGCAAAACCAGGTCAAAACGTTAAAACACTTCTCGGAGGTTAAATGCCAGCCGATCTCAACAATGCAAAAAACATGCTTTTATCAACCGATTATCCGATTGATAAAATTGTATTCCTATTTGAAAGTCAGGTTACAGTAGGTGCCTTTGGCTTTGCAGACATAGATACTCCCCACAATATGAATGGAACCCCACTTGTAAATGGCTTTTGGACAACTGATGCGACATGGAATACCTCTTATGAAATTAATACTGGAATCTATGTAAATGGAGCACTAGCATACAGAACTGGTATCTCAGCAGACTCAGGTAAAGTAAGATTCTCAATGAATAACAATACAGCCGCACCAGTAACACTGTATTATCGTGTATATGCGTTTAGTCCTGAATCTAGTCTAGACTTTGAGGCTAATATTACAAATGTTATTAATAGCTTCAAACTTAATACTGATTACAACTATCCCAAGCTTTATGCGACTGGAAGTTGGTCAGAACCTTCGACTGGAGGATCTTACGTAACTAGAATCATCTTTGAACATAACCTCGGCTACATTCCTCAAGTCCAAGCATGGCAACAGTTGGGAGCTTTTACATCGCCGATTACAGGAGCTGAAGCAGTTCCAGGATCTACCACAGGAATGGAAGTCACCACTACACAGTTGATCTTCTATTTCTCGACCTTCTCAGCCTCAACCGTCTATTACAGGGTATACCTCGATGAGCAAATCTGATAGATTTACACTGAACACTGACTTTGATACCTTTAAAAATGATAATAAAGGTCAAATCACCATCACCCTCCCCCAAGTGGTTATTGGAGCTGGTGCGACATATGTCCAATCACAAGATCTAGTTATCGGAACTAAGAACACTGCACTCCGCGCTATTATCTCATCTTCAAAAGACTCAAATAGAAAGTATCTAGGAACTGCACTTTACCGATTTATGCAAGGAACTGTGTTAGGTTTTCCAGCTTTTTATGGTGTATATGTGTCAATCTCTCGTCTTAATGCCTCAACCGTTAGACTACAGATCAACATCTATAATTCTCAATCTGATCCACTCACAACTGCCGCGGGTGCGGAAACTTTTACAGCCTATCTAACAACCTTCCTTTCTCCTTTCTCTTAAGGCAGAAATATGGTATAATATAATAAACAGCGTATTACGCAGAAAACACAAAAAGAAATGCCACCAACAGTAAGAACCCTCGACCAACTTGTTGCTGAGACTAACCCTATCTATGCTCCTCAACAGCAAGTAATCCAACAACGGATTGATCAAGCCTCACAAAACAACACTGCTCAAGAACAGGGTCTTGCTGCTGCACAAACTAATGCTTTCGGTGACATTACACAAGCAGCTACACGCCGCGGCGCTCTATTCTCAGGATTCACACCAGACCAACAAGCGCGCTATACAAGTGAAAAATACCTTCCAGCACTTGCAAATCTACGAGCAGCTAACCAAAGTACTATCCAAGGTCTCAATGATCAGTCAACTGCTCTTTCTTCTGATCAACAAAAAACCGCATTAGGACAACGTGACCAAGATCTTTCTCGCCTATACGACTACCAGAAGGTTGAATCAGATCGTAAGTTCCAAACAGAACAAGCAAATCTTGCATACCAAAGAGAACTTGAAAAGATGCGCGCAGAGCAATCATTTAGCGCTTCTCAAAACGCTGCCACTACTCCAACATTCCAACAAGCAACACAATCAGCTCTCGCAGGAGCACTAGATCCAATCACAGGCAAAACTAAAAAGGGATTCGCTGAAGCGCTCGTGCTACAGCTTCAATCAGCATATCCAAATATTCCACGGTCTCAGCTTACTGACTACGTTTATAAACAACGTAAACAAGCATACGGAGAATAACCAATGGATTTTGACTGGGGAGGCTTCGGTTCGAACTACGGCTCGTCTAAGTCTAGTTCTGGCAAAAAGAAAAAGGGTGGCACTGACTGGGGTGATTTCGGAAGCAGCTTCGCTACCGCGACTAAACAGGAACAGGAAGATGCAGCTTCCAAAAAGAGGCTCGATGAACTTTCTGCTATTGAAACCAAGAAACAACAAACTGAAGCCGCAAAACCCGGCTTTCTTGAAGGTATCGGCGGACTAGCTAAAGACCTCGCAAAGGGTGTAACAGCTAATTACGAGAGAATTGGTAAGGGTACAGCTAATGTCTTCGGCGAACTAACTGGTGTAAATCAAGGCCAAAGAGACCTACAAGAAAGTACTCAAGATCAAGACCTTAAAACAATTGAGGCTCTTAATGTAAAGGCAAAAGCAGCGAAAGATCCAGCTGAACGAAAAAGGATTCTTGATTCTATTAAAAAGATTACATCTATAGGTGATACTCAAGATGCCGCCTTCCAACAGGATCAACAAAGAATTATCCAAGAAAACGATCCGGTCAAAGCTGCCGCAGCAACTGCTGGTATTGGTCTGGATGTCGTAACAGGTGGAACTCTTGGCGCGGCTGCGAAGGGACTTAAGGCAACTAAAGTCCTGACTGACGCGCAAAAGGTTGGAAAAGTAGCGAAGGGTATCGGAGTTGGATCTGGTATTGGTGGAGCCTATGGGGTTACCGGAGCGGTAGAAGAAAAAGGAGCTGCAGCGACCCCTCAAGATCTTCTTCAATCAGCCGGAACTGGTGCGCTCATTGGTGGCGCAATTCCCCTTGCCGGATCTATTCTTAAAAAGACAGCCGGAGAAATTTCTAAAGCAAGTAAAGGATCTAAAAAGGCTAATCTCGAAGCTACTCAAGCAGCTGAAGACGCAGCGACTCGAACCAAACTCACTACTCAGCCAGATGAAGTTGTACAAGTTGTTAATCCGAAGACAGGTGAAAAAACATTCTATCGTATTCCTAAAGACCAACGAGACACAATTGTAGAATCAATTGATGGCACTAAAAATGGATCTGCGGGTAAGAATGTAGATGGGAATGTAACTCATGTTACCGCTCGAACACCTGAAGATATGGCTAAAAAGGGTTTCAAAGACGGCGGAGTATATGGGGATGACACAGTAAATCCAGTAGGAACAGCTGTTGAAAACGTAGCGACACCTGCAGGACAAGTAGCTGCAGAAACCGGAACAAAAGCTTCACGTTATGTATCAAAAACCCTTCCAGATTCTGATTTTGTAGGCGTAGATACAAAGAGTAAGCTTGGTGCAGATTACGATGCTACAACTAATGCTAAGCGCGCTGATACATCACTCCAGCAACTTGATACCGAAGGTGTCGATGACTTTGCAACAAAGGTCAATGGCCGCCTAGATGAAAAAACAATCACAGACCAAACTGTATTTGACGCACAAGCTGCCGCTCAAGCTCTCGAAAAGAGAGGAGACGTAGCAAGCCTTGATAAGGCTGCAGACATCTATAACAAGCTTTCTACTCAACTATCTAAGGCTGGTCAAACTGTTCAGGCTGCCTCAATCATGGCCAGACAAACCCCACAAGGGCTTTCTTACTACGCCCAAAAGCAATTCAAAAAGGCTGGGGTAGAACTATCTAAAGACAAAAAGCAAACATTGAATGAATTGATTAATAAAGTAAAAGAAGCTCCACCTAAAACAGATGAAGCTATTATCGCTCGCGATAACGTACAATACTTTATTGCTCAGAACATTCCATCATCTAAAGCAGATCAAATCGTCAACTTCTGGCGCGCAGGCCTTCTTACTTCTCCAACAACGACAGGAGGAGCAATCGTAGGTAACACAGCTCAAGCAATCCAACGTAATTTGGTTACAGACCCAATTGCCACAGTAGCAGACCTTGCACTCTCACTCTTTACAAAGAAGCGTACCTCTGCGGCCTCTAGCCCTCTTGCGGGCGTAAAGGGTGCTATTGAAGGAGCTAAGGTTCTCGGAAACAAGCAGTATCTTAAAACTGGCCTCAACCCACTCGACCCTGGATACCGTGATGGTAAGTTTGGAAATCCTCGCCAAACGAACTATGGTGATTCGACTCTAGGCAAAGTCACAGGTACATACGTAAATGGCGTGTATAAGATCATGGGCGCAGCCGACCTTCCATTCAGAAACATGGCTAAGTCAAAAGCTCTATCATCTATGGCTCGATCAGAAGCTAAGAACAACGGGCTAAAGGGTAAAGAAAAATCAGACTTCATTAAAGAGTTTGAAAAGAATCCCCCTACTGAATTCGAAGAAAAGGCTATTAAAGAAGCTGAAGCTGCAGTATTCGGCAACGACACGGTTCTAGGAACCGCCGCTGCAGCAGCCTCTAAAGCCCTTAAAGCAAAGGGACACCCTAATGCAGCTGCAGTCGCAGACTTCTTGATTCCATTTGCAAAAGTACCATCCGCGGTAGCCACAAAGGTAATTACCTCAACCCCAATCGGTACAGCTTCAGAGATTGTGAAACAACTTATTAAGGTTAAACTTAAGGGTGAAAAGTTTGATCAACGTGCAATGGCTAAAGCTATTGGTGAAGGGACAACAGGAGTTCCTATTATTGGTGCAGGATTTGCACTTGGTGGAACCGGTGACATTACAGGTGGTTATCCACCAACTCAAGCAGAGCGTGACCAATGGGAAGCTGAAGGTAAAAAGCCTAACTCTATTCGAGTAGGGGATAAATGGTATTCACTTAACTATATTCAACCATTTGCATCTCTACTAGCAACAGGGGCTAAAGCTCGCGAAGCAGTAGATGCAGGTCTCGATCTTGGAGAAGTCATTAACCAATCAATCGCCGGAACAGGTCAATCAGTTCTCTCTCAATCATTCCTCACAGGTATCTCATCAGCAATTGATGCAGTGAAAGATCCAGGCGCATACGCTGGCAAGTTTGTAGCTAATACTGCCGCAGGTATTATTCCTAACGCAATCCGCGCAGCTGCATCAGCCTCAGACCCGCTTCAACGAGACATTAATGGTGCTGCAGAAGGAATTATTGGTGGTATCCCAGGACTTAGACAAAACCTCAGCCCAAAGCTTGACGATGAAGGCCAACCAGTAACTAACCCTACTACGTTTGCTGATCGTTACCTTAACCCGCTTAAGCCAACTACAGCCTCTACTAATGAGGATACACTTCTTAATAATAAAGCTATCATCCCGGCTAAACGCCTTTCGGCTGTACGTAAAAAATCTATTAACGAACTTCTTTCAAAAGGACAGGTCAAAGCTGCTCAGCGTAAAATTGACGAATACAACCAGGATGTTGCTGAGAT